TTAAATAAAAAAGGTGCAAGAGATAGCAGAAAGAACATCAGTGTTAAAGAGGTCAACACCTATAAATAAAATGGATGAGGATACCATTTTGAAAGTAGCTGTTCAAAATCCTTTACATAGCATGAAAGCTTTGGTAAAAGATAATTTATACTTCTTTATACAATACTTTTGGAGCTGTTATCAAGAAACTCCTTTTGAAAAGAATTGGCACATTGAATACAACTGTAAGGAACTGGAAACGGTAGCAAGAAACCTTGGGGCAAGAAACAGGAAACTGTATGATCTAATATTTAATCAGCCCCCCGGTACAACGAAGACAGCTGTAGTATCTATTTTCTTTCCGGTATGGTGCTGGGTTAATTGGTATTGGATGAGATTTATTACCAGCAGTCATAGTTCAACATTAAGTCTGGAGTCAGCTGAGTATAGTAGGGATGTAATACGAAGTGAGAAGTTCCAAGCAATGTTCCCTGAGATTGATATCAAGACAGATAAAGACAACAAGTCAAACTTTAGGGTGGTCAAGAAGGTGTTGGATTTATGCCAGCCCGGACAGCAGCCGAGAGTGATTAATGGAGGGGGGAGAGTAAGCACCAGCGTGGATGCAAGGATAATGGGATTTCATGGGGATATTCTTATCTGGGATGACTTGATTGATGCAAAGAGGGCTTTCAGTGATGTGGAACTAAAGAATGCCAATGATTATCTGGATCAGGGGTTAAGTACCCGCAAGACCAGCAAAGCCAATAGTGTTATGATTGGTATGATGCAACGTTTGGCTGAGAACGATCCAACGGAACATCAATTGAAGAAAAAGATTAAAATTAAACATATCTGCTTACCGGGGCAGATCATTGATTATTTACCCCAATTGGAGCCAAAGGAATTGGAATCAAAGTATGTTAATGGTTTATTAGACCCTAAACGATTGGGGTGGGTAGAATTGGAAGCAATGGAGGCTGATTTGGGTCAGTACGGATATGCTGCCCAAGTAGGTCAGAAACCAACAAAGCCCGGTGGTGGGATGTTCCGTGTAGATCATTTTCAAGTTATCCCGGTCATGCCTCCTGAGGTCAGCGTGATTAAAACAGTACGGTATTGGGATAAGGCAGGAACGGATGAAGCAGAGTTGAAGAAAGGAAAAGATGCTGCCTATACAGCAGGGATTAAAATGTCACTGTTGGCTAATGGTAAATGGTTGGTTTGGGGAAGGAAGAAAGGGCGATGGGGAACAGATGAACGTGAAGCAATAATATTGGAAACAGCCCAATCAGATGGTACCAATGTTGAAGTATGGATTGAACAAGAACCCGGAAGTGGGGGAAAAGACTCAGCCCGGGGAACAATACGAAATTTAGCAGGATTCTGCATACAAAGCGAAACAACCAGCGGCAAGGGGGATAAGGTAAGAAGGGCAGACCCTTACAGTGTACAGGTGAATCGTGGAAATGTTTTGATTTTAAGAGGGGATTGGAATGACGATTATATAAAGGAACACGAAAACTTCCCATTTGGTACTTACAAAGATCAGGTGGATGCAAGCAGTGGTGCTTTTAATCAATTAACAAGAGGTAATGTGGTAGAGGTTTTAAAATAACAATATTATGCAACGAACAACACCAACAAATAATCTGGCTCAGGAGGTTCACGAACTTCAAAACCGTTTTATGGTAATGAGTACCATAGCAAGCCGTTTTGGTCTTGCTCAACAAATGGGCCTGCAGACTTTCGGGGGTGATCGAAATATCATGGCTGTATTGGGCTATCCATTGGTACTGACGTTCAGAGATTATTTTGCACGATATAGCAGACAGGCTATTGCAAAAGCTATTATTGACAGACCCGCTAAACGTACATGGAAAGGTAAAGTCACATTGGTGGAAGTAAATGATGCCAAGGATACAGCCTTTGAAGCTGCATGGAAAACCTTATCAGAGGAGCTTAAATTGAAATCTGCCTTTAGCCGTTTGGATCGTTTAACAGGATTGGGCAGATATGGTGTTTTGCTGTTAGGATTTAGTGGAGTAAATAAAATAGAGGATTATACCACACCCGTTACCGGGGCTGTAAAATTAATGTATGTTAGACCATTATCTGAGGACAGTGCAAAAATAACCGTTTATGATACAGAACCCTCCTCAGATCGTTATGGCAAGCCGGTAATGTATAGCCTTTCTTTCACGGACAGTACCAATGGGAATACGGTATCATTAAACGTTCATTTCAGTAGGGTTATTCACGTAGTGGATGATATCTTGGAAAGTGAAGTGGAGGGCATGCCCCGGCTTCAGTCTGTATTCAATAACCTACTGAATATTGAAAAGATTGAAGGGGGTGACGCAGAAATGTTTTGGAAAGGTGCCAGACCCGGATATCAGGGAACAGTGGACAAAGATTTCACCCTGACCCCGGACGTCAAGGCTGATTTGAAAGAACAGATTGATGAATATGAACATGGCCTGAGAAGGATGTTGATCAGCAAGGGAATTGATTACAAAGCTTTGGCACAGGAAATAGCTGACCCCTCCAAGCATCTGGATATTCAAATACAAATCATCAGTGCTGAAACCAATATCCCTAAACGAATATTAACCGGAAGCGAAAGAGGGGAACTGAGTTCAGGACAGGATGCTGATGAATGGGCCAGTTTTATTCAAGATCGCAGGGATGAATATGCAGCCCCAAGAATTGTTTGCCCTTTCGCTGATTATATGATCAAGGTAGGTATATTACCAAAGCCAACTAAGGAATATACAGTACAGTGGGAAGATTTATTTGCCCCCAGTGAAGCTCAAAAAGCAGATGTGGGAGTAAAGAGGGCAACAGCTTTGAAGGAATACACTACCAACCCAACTGCCGCTATGGTTATTCCTGAGGCAGCATTCATGGAATTTTTCCTTGGATTAACCCCTGATCAAATAACCTTGATCAATCAGATGTCAGCGGAACAAGTAAGGAATGAACCGGATATCACCCCGGAAGAACAAGCAATATTGGATGCTCAAAATATAAATCAATAAAAACTAAGAAACAATGGCAATAACATTAACAATTGTAGCAAGGGGCTCAGGAGGCTTAACCGTTACCCGGAACAGTACAGCTTTTCAATTATCTGCAGGGGAACTCAAATATCAGGGATATGGGGCAAAGGTAAATGTTTGGGCAGAGGAAAAAGAAGGCCAGGTATATGACGGTTTATTACTTGATGAAAATTCGAGTATGATTACTAATTTGGAGGACGTAACAACTGACAAAATAGAAGTTTTAACGGTTGATGAAGCTGCCAACTTTTAACACGACAAGGGAACAATTTGAACCAAAATAATTATGATACAATATTTATTAAATATATTTTACAAGGTAAGATTTCGATACTTCAAAGAGTATTGTAAGAAAATTACTTTTACTAATAGAAATCTTGTGTTTTCAGATAATTTTAAAAATTTGGATAACTTTTTTGTAGTAGATGATTCATTTTATAATGATAATCCTGTATATCTATCGAAAGATACTGTCAACATAACAGAAGAAGGATTGAATATTGCTTGTTATAGAGATGTACAATATAGAAAAAGCAACAGGGATGGTCTTTCCTTATGGACATCTGGCATGATTCACAGTGCGGATAAGTTTTCTCATTCAATGGGGGTTTGGGTATTTGTATGTAATACTCCGGACAGTTGGCCTGCAATATGGCTGTTAAAAAAGGACAGGGAAGTACCAAATCATACAAAGAAAGCAATCACCCCAGAGATTGATATAATGGAAGTTATTAATCACAAAACTGAAGTAAACATTCATTGGGGATATACGGATGATGAGTCATATCGTAAATTCAAGTCAGGGTTCAAAGGTTTCAAAGCAGATAACCAGTTTCATGAATTTGCAGTTGAGTTTCTCCCCAATGGTTACCGATTTTATACTGATGGAATTGTTACAGCTTTGTTTACTTCCTCTGATCCTGAGTTTGTATCCAAGGATGAAAACCATGTGATAATAAACAATGCCGGAGGGGCACAAAAAGTAGATCGTACAAATTTTACCGTTAAATCAATGCGTGTGTATAAATAAGGATATGTGTGAAACCTGTAACCATAGTTATTTAATCGTTAATGCTAAGCAGCAGCAAAATCTAAAAGCATATGATCCCACTCATACAACCGGGTTGAGGAATGCTTTTGGGAAAGCCTTAAATAAGAGGTTTGATGATTTGGTTAAGTTGATTAAAACGGCAGTGGTAGAGGAGGATTGTTTTGGATTGGTAAAGCCAACTTCATTAATTACGTTTGCAGAAGATATTATTGAAAATGTATGTATATTTCAAGTCAATGGTGGCCCGGGAAGTGGGATCAAAGGTCATCGTACTGCAAAGAAAAAAACAGAAAAAAAGGGGTTAGGTGAATTTGTAAGTAAACGGTCATACTGGAGTCAGCAAAAGTTGGATGAAGGCGATTTGAAGAAAGCAGGGTTTCAGGATATAACTACGGCAATGCCAAAGGTATCTAAACGTGATTATTTTCTTTCCACCAAAGGGAGTTTTTCAGTAGTCCCAAAATCAGAATGGGATGGGCTTGATGTAGATATATTCAAATCAGATTCAGGTTCTGCTTACAAAATTAAAAGCGGGGTTTTGTACCGTAGAGCAAATCATTGGGGAAAAGTAGGAACTTGTGAATGGTCTATAAATTCAAATCACTATTATCGGCATCCTTTTTATTATTACAAAGATAAGCAAGGAAAAGAAAAATGGTTGGGAAAAGATGAACCTATATTGGTAGGAAAAATCAAGATAAAGGATTTGAAAAGAATCAACACCGCTTTAATCCGCAATGAATTACAAGTAAATCAGGAAATAGGACATAAAGCTTTTCAATACAGTACCAGTCAGGAGAAGGTTGAACAATTTATGGAATGGCTGAATGGTCAGGTTGATAAAGGTTTATTGGAAACAACCAAGATCAATCAATTGGGGGCAGGGGCAAATCAAGCATGGACAAACGTATATATCAAAGATAGTTATAAAAGGGGAGTCATACGGGCACGGAGTGAACTCAAAAAAGCGGGATTCAAAAACATACCCGGTATGGAACAAACAGGAGGCATAGAAATGTCTATGACAACCCCTTTTCACATTGACCGATTGGGATTGGTGTATAGTCGCACTTATACCGATTTAAAGGGTATAACGACAGCAATGGACAGTCAAATCAGTCGTATATTAGCGCAGGGGCTTGCGGATGGGGATGGGCCAAGTTTCCTAGCTAAAAAAATGATACATGCTATTGACGGAAGCGGGGCAGGTACTTTAGGTCAGGCAGTAAAGTACACCAACAAGTCGGGCAATCAGGTTGAGTACTTTATGCCAGCCAAGCGCAGGGCAGAGATATTGGCCCGCACGGAAGTGATAAGAACCCATCATGCAGCTACCATACAGGAATACAGTAACTGGGGGGCTGAGGGGGTAAACGTGGAAGCAGAATTTACAACAGCCGGGGATGGGCGTGTTTGTAGTATCTGTGCAGGGCTTCAGGGCAAGATTTATACTTTGACTGAGGCTGAGGGCTTGATTCCAGTTCACCCGCAATGTTTTATTGATCCTCAAACCCCTGTATATACTTCTGAAGGTTGGAAACCCATTGGAAATGTTGTTGTTGGGGATAAAGTATTGACGCATAAAAAGAGATTTAAAAAGGTTTATGCTTTACCAAGATCAAAAGGACAAGAAGGTACTGAAGTAATAACATTCAAATTTGTAGGAGGGCAAACGGTATCATTGACATCCAATCATTTGGTATTAGTATCAACCAAAGGTAATACTTTTTCAAGATGGAAAGAAGCCGGGAAATGTACTGTTAATGATTCAATAATGTATTTGGCTAATGAATGTAAACGTTGCAATGAATTAGTACCCTATTACAGGACATATTGTTCACGTACTTGTTTGAGTAAAGACATAACCGATAAACAATGGGCTGATCCAAAGCATCGTGAAAATGTATCAAAAAAGAACAGCCTTTCAAATATACGTCAATACAAATCAGGTGAACGGGATAGATTTGCTACCACGAAAGCGGCAAATAATAAAACCCGGGCAATGGTAAAAGACGGTACATATGGAACTTGGATGGATGAAGCTTTTCATGCTAAAAATAATGAGCGTTCACATACTCCTGAATTAAGGGAACGTACATCAAAACGTATGAAAGCAAATAATCCAATGAATGATCCAGAGGTTGTAAAGAAAGCTCAGGCATCAATGCAAATATCCTATTTAGCTGATTCAAAGAATAGATTGAATAACAAGTTAGCTATCATGCGTTGGGAAGGTAAAATGACGTGGATTGAGCAACAGATGGCTGATTTGTTAGATCGTTTAGGAATAGAATACATGAGTCAATATCCGATATTGAAATACAGGGTTGATTTTGTTATCCCGGCTTTGAAGATAGCTATTGAATGTGATGGAGAATATTGGCATAAAGATAAAGCAAAAGATGAAGCCCGTCAAAAGGAAATTGAAAATGAAGGTTGGTTTGTTTTACGTTATACCGGGGCAAAGATTAATTCATGTATTGAAGAGATAGGAACAGAATTAATCAGAGTAGTTTACAATCATACAGGTCAGTACCAAACAACAGCTTTATCCATTGAAAGTATTAAACGTTGGAAGCTGAAAAGACAAAGACCTTTATATAATTTGAGTGTGGAAGAGGATGAATCATATATAGCCAAAGGAATGGTTGTACATAATTGTCGTTGTATTGCACTTCCTACTTTGCCGGATGCTACAGTTGTTGAAGTTCCTCCTGTTGAAAAGGTAGTTGAAGAAAAAATAACTTCCAAAACTTCTTTAGTTGAAGATTGGAATATCATTAAAAATTTAAAATTTGAGGATGATAGATTGGATATTGTTTCTGATGTAGTTAAGTTTGAAAGGGCTAAACCTACTTTAAAAATAATTAATGAAAATCCAAATGAGATTGTTAATGCAAGATTTAATATGGATTTGGATTTTAATATTCAAGGAGTTTGGAAAAAAGATAATACAGAACGGATATTTTCAGCAGGAAATGCTAAATTGACTGGAAGCTATAATTCAGACACTAAAGTTTTATCATTGACAAATATTTATGTGGATGATAAATTCAGAGGGAAAGGGATTGCCACTTTTATGAATAAAAAAGCCCGTTCATTATTGCCTGAAGGCTATTCCATACAAGGTTCTGGGGTTTATTCTCCTGCCGGTAAAGCTCTTTCAGCCAAATTGGAAAAACAAGGGATACTAACAAAAATATAAAAGACCAAATGAAAACATTATCCATAAACAGTCAGCTGCTGAAAGCATACGAAACCAGAACAGAAACGTTTGAAAACAAGGAATATCTGGTTGTCCCAGTGGTAATGATAAAAGAAGGTGTGATGGCAGGAAGCCGTGGCCCAATGTTACAGTTGGCTGAGGAGTTTGGAAAAGTACCTGCTGCTTGGAACGGTATCCCGGTCACCTTGTACCATCCACAGGATACTGCTAAAAATTTCATATCAGCTAACAGCCCGGAAGTATTAACAGACTGGGCAGTGGGTATGGTTTTTAATACCATGTTGGATGGAAAGAAATTGAAGTCAGAGGCTTGGCTGGAAAAGGAAAAGCTGAAAAAGATTTCAGTGGATACACTGACAGCTGTTACCAATGGGACAATATTGGAAGTCAGTGCTGGTAGTTTTACGGATGAAGAAGTAACTCCCGGAACTTGGGAGGGTAAACCATATAGTGCTGTGGCCAGAAATCATAGACCTGATCATCTTGCGCTCTTGCCCGGAGCAGTTGGTGCATGTTCAGTGGCTGATGGCTGTGGTATTAGAGTCAATCAACAATTAATAAGAAAAGGAGGAACAAATGTGGATGCCATAACGGCTTTTCAAGTACTAAAGGAAAATGGGTACAGCGTGCCTGTGATTCAAGATAACTCAGAAATGGGGTTGTCAGAAAAGCTTGATGATTTGCGTGAATTGGTACGATCTTTGAATCCAGCTTCTAACAACAATATACAGTTAATTCAAACTGAGTACAGTTATTTGAAGGAAGCGTTTGATTCATATCTGATCTATGAAACCGAAAAATCAAGCAGTGGAAAATACGAAAGTAAATATTTCAAAAGAAACTATCAATTCAACGTCACTACCGGGGAAGCAGAATTTACATCTGAACCTTTGGAGGTTGAAAAGAAAGTGGAATACAAAGCTGTAACAGCAAATGTGTTTGTAAGAACTAAATTTAATAATAATCAAAAAGAGGAGGAACAAAGGATGGATAAACCATGCACACCCTGCGTAAAACAAAGGGTTGATCAATTAATCACCAATGGAAAGTTTTGTGAAGATGACCGTACTTATCTGGAATGTCTGCCTCAGGAACGTTTGGACAAGTTTCTGGCACCTGAAGCCCCTGTACAGGTAAATACCCAAGTAACGAAGGAAACTGCTTTGAGTGCGCTGAAAGGTAGCTTAAATGCAGATGAATTCTTGAGTCTTGCCCCGGCTGATCTTCAGGAACAAATGAGGACAGGTTTGGAGTTGCACCAAAACCAAAAAGTAACTATGGTGACTGAAATCATTGCCAATACTGGAACAATCTACACTGCTGAAGAGCTTAGTGTAAAAGGGTTCAATGAACTTCAGAAGCTTCACGCAGCAACCGTAAAGAAAGCCCCTGAAATGGGTGCATATTCTTTCTTTGGTTTGAATCATGTGAAACAAGTTCAGGTAAATACCAATGAAGTAGTACCAATGCTTCCAATTGTGTAATAAATTTTAAAAAGGAAAGGAGATATTTGAAATGGCTAATACAATTAAATTGAAAAAATACTCTGACATTGTTGAAGAGTATAAAGCCCTTGGGACTATCACCCCGGGGATGTTGGTGGAATTAAAACCAACAGGGATTCAAGTCCATTCTGTTGCTGGGGGTAATGTTTATCCAATGGTGGCAACTGAAGACAGTTTTCAGGGTAAAGGGATTGATGATAAATATGTGATCACAGATCAGGTACAGTGCTGGATAACTGGAAGAGGTGATGTGTGGAACGCCCTGCTTGAAGACGGTGAAAACGTAGTTATTGGAGACTGGTTGGAATCTGCCGGCAACGGTAAAGTGCGCAAACATGTTGCTGATGTAGTGGATGAATCTTGGGCTGCCAGTTCTAAACAAACAGGTAACACTATTGATTTGACAGTTTTACCGTTGGCTATCATTGGACAGGCTTTGAAAGCTGTAAATATGTCAGGTACTTCTCACGCTGATCCTGATGGTCGTATTCCCGTGCGTGTAATTTAATTAATAACAAAAGAAAGGAGAAACAACTATAATGGATCCAAATGTAACAGTTGACCTGATTGGTCAGAATGGAATGGTTCAGGGTGCAGTCGCATATAAGTTCCA